GCTCCCCCCTCAAGGTCCGGTTCTCCGGACGCCACTGATAACCCGAAAGGAGATAGACCATGCCTGGTTCCTACCCGGCCGGAGCACCGACCCTTTCGGGCGACACCCTCTCGGTCAGCCGGTTCCTCCAGAGTCCGGCAGCGATCCAGCGTCGGCTCCGCGACTTCCGCGACCTGCGGTTCGTCGCTGACCAGATCCTGACCGGTCGCTACCGCTCACAGGGCGGTGCCGTGCTCTACGAGATGTCCGAGCCCTTCGTCTCCGACCGTGCGGTCGAGGCTGTCGGCGCGGGCTCCGAGTACGACTACGCCAACCTGCCGACCGGCACCGCTGCGGTCGCCGCGATCCAGAAGTGGGGCCAGAAGGTCCTGCTGACGGATGAGGAGATCATCCGCAACGCCTACGCCGGCTCGGCGATCGACAGGTCGCTGCGGAAGGTCATCAACTCCATCATCAAGCAGGTCGACTCGATCGCCATGTCGGCGGTTGCGTCGGCGATCACCCAGACGGCCGCTGCGGCGACGTCGTGGGAGACGGTGGCGACCGCGAAGCCGCTCACCGACATCCTGCTCGCCAAGTCGGCGATCCAGCAGCTCAACCTGGGCTACAACCCGGACACGCTGGTGGTCTCCGACAAGGCGTACGTCTACCTGATGGTGAACGACGCGGTCGCGCAGCTCCGGCAGCGCGAGGCGACCAGCAACCCGGTCTACACCGGCCAGATCGAGAACGTGGCGGGGCTGAACATCATCGTGACGCCCAACCTCCCGGTCGCGACCACGGCGATCGTGCTCGACTCCAAGGTGCTCGGCGGCATGGCCGACGAGATGGACGGCGCGCCGGGCTACTCGGTGGCCGACCTCGCCGTCCAGGTCAAGTCGATCCGCAAGGAGGGCCAGGACGCGTGGGACCTCCAGGCGCGTCGCAAGACCGTCCCGTTCGTGCAGGAGCCGGGCGCCGGTTACCGGATCACGGCGGTGGTTACCTGATGGCTGACTACCGTGTGATCGCGCCGTACGTGACGCTGAAGGTCAAGGACCCGACCGGCGGGGCTGTGATGCTCGGCTTCTACCAGGGTGCCGTGGTCTCCGACGTGGACGAGGAGTCCCTCAAGCACCACCTCGATGGCGGGTTCATCGAGAAGGTGACGTCAGACAAGCAGCTCTACGAGTCGACCGGCGACCCTGCTGGAGCCTCGGCTCCGACGCTCGACGCCGACCCGGCCAACGACGACGTTCCGAAGAGGTCGGCGGCGAAGAAGAGCTAGTCCCCAAGGCCAGGCGGGCAGGCGATCCCTGCCCGCCTGAGCCCTGACCCGTGGAGGCATCGTGGCTGCACTGAGCGACCGCAACCTGGTCCGCCTCCTCATCAACGACCGCCCGGGCGACAGCACCGACCCGCTGTGGGTCTTCTCGAACGACGAGATCGACGCCTTCCTCACCATGGAGGGCGCCAGCGTCAAGCTCGCCGCGGCACTCGCATTGGAGACGATCGCCAACGACGAGGCACTGACGTCGAAGGTGATCCGCTCCCAGGATCTATCCACCGACGGCGCTGCGGTCGCGGCCGGTCTGCGCGAGAGTGCTGCCCGTCTGCGCCAGCAGGCCGGCGGAGCGCTGGCTCCTCGCGGCACATTCCCCGACGTGTCGCTGATCTGGCGTACCACCTCGACCACCTCGACTCTGCTCGACTGATGCAGAACCATCACGTCGGCTCTGGGCGCCGCCGCGTCATCCCCCTCGACTGGTCGGACCATCACCGCGGTCTGTTGGACAGCACCCGCGATGCCACGGTGACCCTCCGACGACCAGGCGGCAGCAACTCCACCTTCGACCCGGGCACGGGCACATGGACGACTACGGCCAGCGCCGTCTACTACACCGGCCCCGCCCGCATCCAGCTCGCCAGCGATAACGACCTAATCGCTGCGGCAGGCGAGCAGGACATCACCACTGTCCGGTATGCCGTGATGCTCGACGACACGGTCACCAGCGTCCAGATCGAGGACATCTGCACCGTGACCGCCATGGACGACAACGGTGACCCCAGCCTCGTCGGTCGCAACCTCACCGTCGAGGTGGTCGCAAGGGGCTCGCTCCACTGGGAACGCCGCCTCATCTGCACCGACAACATTGAGGTTCAGGGGACCTGATGGGCTTCAACGTCTCCCAGGTCGAGCACCTCGCAGCCGACCTAGCGAAAGCCCCCGCCGCGATGGCAGCCGGCGCTGCGGTCGCCGTTACGACGACGGCCCAGCAGATCGCCAGGGACGCGCAGAGCATGGCGCCAGTCCTCTCCGGTGCGCTCCGGGCGAGCATCACCGCCAAGTCCCACGGTCTCGAGGGCACCGTCTCGGCAACCGAGCGCTACGCCGCGTACGTCGAGTACGGCACCAGCGACACGGCACCCCAGCCGTTCATGCGCCCAGCGGCGGACCGTAACGAGCCGATGCTCGCCAAGGCGCTGCTCGAAGTCGCCGCGAAGGTCATCTGATGACCACCGCGCTGACCGTTCACGACAGCGTGTGGACCAAGCTCGACGCCATCGCTGGGATCAACGCCTACGACGGCGAGGTTCCTGCCACTCCGCCGCTGGATGCTGACGGACGGGTCCACGCCTACGCCGTGCTGTACGCCTCCCCAGGCGCACTGTTCGCCTCCACCCTGGCCGGGGCGCAGACGTCCATGCTCGGCAGCTTCCAGGTCACCTGCGTGGGTGGCGACCCCACCCGCACCGTCTGGTGCGTCGACAAGGTCCGCACGGCCTTGGCCGGTGCCACGGTCACCCTCGACGGACAGTCGCGCATCATCCGCGTCCGCTCCGAGGACCCGGGTCCTGTCCGCCGTGACGACGATGTCCGGCCGCCGCGGCATTACGTGCCCCTCGAGTTCCAACTCTTCGCGCCCTAGTCCAACCCGAGAGGAGCCACCCGTGGCCCTGCTTAATACTCAGTCGCCGACCATCGCCGGCACGACGCCCACCTACGGCGCCGTCTCGGCGTCGGACACGATCCAAAACGTCGATGACCGGATGTTCCTCATCGTGAAGAACGCCTCCGGTACGGCGGACACGGTCACCATCGTCATCCCGGGCAACGACCAGTTCGGGTCGGCAGTGCCAGACCCCACCGTCACCGTCCCGATCACCACCGGCGAACGGTGGATCCTGCTCACGTCGGCAATGGCGGACCCGGCGACCGGCCTGGTCACGGTCACGCACTCGCAGACGACCTCGGTCACCTGCGCGCTGGTGAGGCGCTGACATGGCCGACGACCTGACCTACAACGAGTCCGGCACTCACGTGCTGGTCAAGAACTCCGAGACCGGCGGCGTCTGGTGGTCCCCCGCGGACTACCTGCCTGTCGCCCGGCTCAGGGGCTGGGAGCCGGCCACGGTCGAGGAGGACCCGCTCGAGGGCCTGGTCGACCGCGAGCCGGAGCAGACCGGCTTCGACCCCTCTGCGCACAGCGCCGCCGAGGTGTCCGACCATCTCGCGCTGCACGCCGAGTCCGCGCCCGGCGAGGTCGAGCGCGTCCTGAGCCTCGAACGGGCCGGGAAGAACCGCAAGAGCGTGGTCGTCCCCGACGGCTTCGACCCCATCACCGGCGAGTGACGCCGACTCAACCCATCGCCTGAGGAGGCAAGCACGTGGCTGACATCATCGTCGACGGCCAGACCCGAGTGGCCTGGGTGCCGACCATCGCCAACATCGCCGCACCGACCACCACCGAGCTCAACGCCGGCACCCTGCTCCAGTCCACCCTGATCCCGGCGGGCCTGGAGGGCTTCGAGAACACGACCGCTGAGGTGGACAACACCTCGCTCGCATCGACGTTCGACACCAAGCTCCCGGGTCGGCAGTCGTTCTCCGGCACCGGGCTGGTGCTGAAGAAGCAGACCGCCACCGACACGGTGTTCAACCTGCTGACCACGCCGAACACGGACGGCTACATCGTCATCCGCGACGGCATGGCGGAGTCGACCGCGTGGGCCACTTCGCAGAACGTGGAGGTCTACCCGGTCCGCACGGCGTCGCATTCGATGCTCGGCCGCGGCGAGGCGAACTCGGTGCTGCGGTACCGCGTGCCGACCCCGGTCACCGCGAAGCCGAACCTGAAGGCTGTCGTCGCCTAGTTCTGACGGCTGGGCAACAGCAGCCCCTTGGCAACAAGGACGAGCCCGCCGATCGCGCACAGGAACGCAGCGCCGCTGATGATCCGGGCCTCAGCGACGAGCCACACCAACGCCAGGGCTGCGGACACAGCGAGTAGTCCGAGTCCTTGGGCTACCTCCTTGTTCATGGGCTCTAGGAGACCCGAACTCCGCCCCTGATACAACCCCGCCCTAGTCATGGCGACTGGGGTTCCTAGCGTCAAGGAGACGCCGATGTCAGTGCCCAGGTACAAGGCCTATCGCTCAACGACCGACAAGCTCAACGACGCCTTCGAGCGGATCGCCGACCAGGGCGACGAGGTCATGCTCCCGCTCTACTGGACCGGGTCGCGCGACTGGATCATCATCTACCGCGAGGTACCCCCGCAGCCCGTCGTCGGCACGTTCCCGATCAACACCGGCAGGGGCGGGGCCGGCTGATGGGCGTCCTCGACACCATCCAGCAGGCCACCAAGGCGCGGCGCAGCGTCAAGCTGATTCTCGACGCTGCGCTGGACGACGAGTGGCTGAGCCTCCAGTCGCAACTGGTGGACGCGGCTGACAAGGACGCCGACGCCGGCTCACTCGCACGGCCGGCCACCACCGCCCTCGTCAACCGCATGGAGAAGATCCGTGCGCAGGTCGAGGCATCTGAGGTCACGTTCGTCTTTGAGCAGGTGCCGTGGGCTGAACGCATCGCGCTCCAGGTGGAGCATCCTGCACGGGAGGGCAACACTCTCGACCGATTGAGCGGCTACAACGTCGAGACATTCACGCCCGCCATCATCAGGCGGGCGTGCATTGGTGCGTTTGGGGACGGCGAGACCGAACCCACGCCGCTCGATGACAAGGTCTGGGACGACCTATTCGCCAAGCTGAACTATGGGCAGGTCGACCGCCTGCTTACCGTAGCCATCGCCACGAACGACGGGGTCGCCCGGGTCCCTTCGTCAGCTCGCTCCTTGCTCGGAACCCAGGACTCCGGAGCGAGCTTGGCACAGCCCGGTCCTGGCACGTCAGCCCGAAACGCTTCCAAGGCTGGGAGCCGACGTACGTCACGGAAGTCGAGCGCGACGCCGAAGGTCGAGTCAGCCGCCTCATGACCACCGTGGCCGAGCCCGAATGGGACGAGGACACCCGTGATCTCGTCCTCGGACTCGATGGTGTCGACCTCTGCCCTGCTTGCGGCGGGCCGGCCTACCTGTGCCAAGACCCGGCCAACGAGTTTAAGTGGCAGATCCCTGCTCCAGTCCGCTGCCACCGCAAGACCGCCCTCACGCAGGCCCAACGTCGCGTGACGGAGCAGACCAACCCCATCCCCGAAGCCCTGCTGTGGCGCGTCGTCCTGAGCGATGGGAGCACCGATGGCTGACCGCGATGTCACCGTCGGCGTCAAGGCTTCGACAGCGGACTACGACGCCAACATCCTCCGCTCTGCGGCGTTGACCAAGAAGTTCGCCTCCGAGGGTCTCGCTGCGGGGAGGTCGCTCGACACGGTCGGCCGCACCGCTGGCAGGGCGGGCCTCGTCGCTGCGGCCGGCCTGGGGCTCATCGTGGGCGCCACCGCGCGCTTCGACAAGGCAATGTCGGCGGTGCAGGCGGCCACCCATGAGACCACCGACAACATGGAGCTACTGCGCCAGGCCGCGATCAAGGCCGGCGCAGACACGGCGTTCTCAGCCAGCGAGGCAGCCGCGGGTATCGAGGAACTCGCCAAGGCGGGCGTCTCGACCGCGGACATCTTGGGCGGCGGCCTGCGTGGCGCCTTGAACTTGGCAGCGGCAGGCACCATCAGCGTCGGTGATGCGGCGGAGTTCACGGCGACGGCGCTGACGCAGTTCAAGCTCAACGGCGACCAGGCCACTCACGTGGCCGACCTACTGGCCGCTGGCGCAGGCAAGGCGCAGGGCGGCGTCTCTGACATGGCGCTGGCGCTGAACTATGCCGGCGTCCCCGCCGCGAACCTCGGTGCCACCATCGAGGAGACCGCCGGCACGATCGCCCTGTTCGCCAGCAACGGCATCATCGGTCAGAAAGCCGGCACTGGGCTGCGCGGGATGCTGTCGTCACTGTCCTCCCCCTCGGTTGAGGCGCAGAAGACGATGGACGCCCTCGGTATCAGCATCTTCGACACCTCGGGCAAGTTCATCGGCATGGCGGGGTTGGCCGACGAGCTCCAGTCGAGCATGGCAGGACTCACCGACAAGGAACGTGCCAACGCGCTCGGCCGCATCTTCGGCAACGCCCAGCTCCAGACCGCGAACATCCTCTTCCGCGATGGAGCGGCCGGCGTCGAGGAGTGGACCAACAACGTCGATGACGCCGGCTATGCCCAGGAGACTGCGGCGCTGAAGCTGGACAATCTGGCCGGGGACTTGGAGAAGTTCCGCGGCTCGCTCGAGACCGCGATGATCTCTGCGGGCGAGGGGTCGCAGGGTCCGCTGCGCAAGCTGGTGCAGGGTGCCACTGGCGTCGTGAACGCCTTCAGCAAGGCTCCTGCCCCGATCCAGTCCACCGCGACTTCGCTACTAGCGATCGCCGCCGCGACCGGCGGCGGTGTTTGGCTCGGCTCGAGGATAATCCGCTCCATCTCCGACACCAAGAACGCCCTCGACAACCTCTCGGAAAGCAGCACCAAGGGCAGCAAGGCTCTGCGGGGGATTGCCCTGGCTGGCGCCGGCCTAGCTGGACTGACCATCGGTGCTGCCGCCATCCGATCCATCCAAGAAGCCACCGACGAGTCGCTGCCCGGCGTCGAGACTCTCACGGCACGCCTGATCGCATTGAAGGACGCCAAGGTCGGCGACCTGGGCGCTGAGTTCGACTCACTCGGTGCCTCGCTCGACCGGATCGCCGCCAGCGAGGACGTCTTTAACGGCATCGGACAGATCAACACCACCGGCCTCTCCGATGCCTTGCAGAAGCCGTTCGAGGGACTGTTCGGCGAGGCGGGGTCCCTCCGCCAGGCCAAGGCTGAGGTGGGCGATCTTGACGATGCCCTCGCCAACCTCGCCACCACCGGTGGCGTCGCTGCCGCGCAACAGGCATTCGCCCAACTCGCCAAGTCGCAGGGCCTGAGCAAGGAACAGACCAACCAGCTCCGAGACTCCTTGCCTGCCTACACCGACGCCCTAGCGGGGGCAGCCAACTCGGCGCAGGTCGCCGACGGAGCCACCAAGGATCTGACGAAGTCCACCTACAAGCTGGGCGACGGGACTGAGGTCACGGCCTCCCAGATCGAGAAGATCAAGGATGCCTTCCACAAGGAGGTCGAGGCTGCCCGCAACGTCGCCAAGCAGTTCGTCTCGCTCGGTGACTCTCTTGACGACAGCAAGGTCTCCCTGGACAAGTGGATCAAGCAGTTGGCCCAGCAGGCCGATGCCCTCCGCAACTTCCGCCTCAATGCCGAGGAGGCTGGGAAGAAAGGCCTGCGGGACGGGCTGATCAAGGAACTCGAGGCGGCCGGGCCAGCTGGTGCGCTGCGAATGAAGCAGTTGGCGAACGCCACCAAGGACCAGATCGCCCGGGCGAACGAGGCGTGGAAGTCGGGGCAGGGTGAGATCCGCAAGTACATCCAGGCGACGACGGATGTGCCGAAGGAGCTGAAGACCAAGTTCACGGTAGACAACGCCCAGGCGATGCAGCACGTCCGCGACGTGTCGGCGGCGCTTCATGGGCTGAACGACAAGACCATCTACGTCACCACCGTTCTGCGCACCATCCACCAGGAGAGCCGCCTCAACGGCCATGCCTCTGGAGGCTTCATCTCCGGCCCTGGCACGTCGACATCGGACTCCATCCCGGCCCGCCTGTCGCGCGGCGAGTACGTGATGTCCGCCAAGGCTGTCGACAAGTACGGCGTGGCCATGATGGACGGCCTCAACGCGCGCCGGTTCGCCGACGGTGGCTCAACGGGCGGCGGCGACACCGCCGGCAGTCCGTTGCTGGCGAAGATCATCGCGGCCATGCTGGGCGGCGGCTTCGGCCCCGGCCAGCTCCGCGCGTTCCAGAAGGACCTGGACGATGTCCAGCGAGCCCTCCGCAAGAACAAGGGCAAGTGGACCGACGAGATCCGTTCCCAGGCCCGCGACCTGTTCAAGGAGATCCGCGAGGCGGAGAAGGAGCGCGCTCGTGCCATCCGTGAGGCGTTCCGGTCGCTCGAGACCGACCTAGCAGATGGCGCTGCCGGGATCCGAGCCGAGCTGCACGACCTCAAGCAGTCCCTCAGGGATGCGGGTGGCGTCTGGAACAAGGCGATGGAGCAGCACGCTGCGCGGATCGTCGCTCTCTCGCATCGCTATGACGCCCAGGCCGCACAACTGGCGGCGCAGCAGGGTGTGCTGGCTGACCTAGTCGCGACCGGTGAGCAACTCGCCTCGGCCCAGGCGTCCTTGTTCTCCCAGGTGGCGGGCAACTTCTCCAGCGATCTGTTCGGCAACGGACTGGCTGGCTTCTTCTCCACGGCCGCGAAGGACACTCAGCAGTCCTCTATGTTCCAAGACGTTCTCCAGCAGTTGTCCGCGATGGGGCTGGACGGGCCAGCGTTCGAGGCGCTGGCCGCGTCGGGTGATGTGAAGACCGCCATCCAACTCCTGAACAGCGGGGCCATCGACTCCTTCGAGAGCGCTTATGCTGCCCGCTCCAACGCCCTGACCAGCCTCGGGCAGTTTGCTGGCGACACCGTCTTCGGACAGCAGATCGCCGACAACACCGCCCAGATCGCCGCGCAGAACACTCTGATCCAGACGACCCAGGCGACGATGGACAAACTGCAGGCTGCGGTGGATCGACAGGAGGCTGTCCTCCGCGACCTCGCCGGGCTCCCCCGCCACATCCGCGACAGCACGCACGACGGCGCCTACTGGGGCACCAAGGAAGGCATCGCGGCTGTGGCATCGAGCGCCGGGCAGCGTGTGGCGATGAGCGGGGGCCAGAGGGCGTGATCGACAACCCCGTCCACTCCCTGACCTTCGGCGACCTCGTCTGGGTCGAGGAGGGCGCGAACCCGCCCGACGACTCCGGCGTGGTCTACCGAGTCAAGGCGCAGGACGCCACCTTCGGCACCGCAGTCCCGTTGACCACTGCGCTGATCTGGCTCGGCCGCGCCGGCGGCCCCGTGTCCTACGACTCCACCCCGAACCGCGAGCCCGTCTTCCGGGTCACCGTTGAGGCCGACGACTCCGACCTGCTGGCCCGCGGGGAGATGGCACTCCAGCTCCAGTGCGAGCAGCCCACCACGCTTGTCTGGACCCCGCCGGATGGTGCCGGGGAGCCGTCGGCGTTCGACATCATGTGGTCGCACCTGGAGCCGGTGTTCGACCGCGACGGGCTGACCG